TGAATCGTTTGGCTTTAACCTTGCTGAGATTGCACAGAAGAACATCAACAAATTGATTGAGCGTTACCCGGAAGGATTTTCTGAGTACGCTTCGCAGCATAGAAAGGAGTACAACCATGAATAAAGTAATTCAGACATTAAGATTTTGCCGTGATCCGGAAGTGAGATATACGCAGGGAGCAAACCCGACAGCAATCGCAAGTTTCTCCGGTGCAGTGGAACGAAGATTCAAGCGAGAAGGAGAGCCGGACGCAGATTTCTTCAATTATACGGCTTTTGGAAAGCAAGCCGAGTTTGTTGAGAAGTATTTCCGCAAAGGTATGAAGGCACTTATCACCGGACGCATTCAGAATAACAATTATACAAACCGTGAAGGACAGATGGTATACGGTATACAGATTCTTGTTGATGAAATCGAGTTTGCAGAGAGCAAGAACGCTTCCGGAGCATCTGATAACAGTGATTATAACAGACCGGCACAACAGCAACCGGCAGGAGACGGATTCATGTCTATCCCGGATGGTATTGACGATGAACTTCCATTCGGTTAAAGGACGGTGTTTATATGGTCACATTAGTAATTGACGGACAATTACCGAATCTTAATGATTACACTTCTGCTTGCCGGACACACCGGCAGGCAGGAGCCAAGATGAAAAAGGATGCTGAAAGAATAATATCAGTGTACATCATGCAGCAGTTGAAGGGAGTATCGTTCAAGAATCCAGTGCGCTTGTCCTTCCGGTGGTACGAACCGAATAGAAAGCGAGATTTAGACAATGTATGCTTCGCAAAGAAATTCATACTTGATGCGCTTGTAAGTAACGGAATCATTATTGCTGACGGATGGAAGGGTGTTGCCGGTTTCACGGATCAGTTTTTCATAGACAAAGATAATCCAAGAATTGAAGTTGATATTCAGGAAGAAGGTGCAGTGAATGAGTAAGAAGGTTGATAGAAAACCAACGCAAAATCAAAGAATCCTTGACTATATTGCAGTATTCGGAAGCATTACACAGATTGACGCATTGCGTGATTTGGGCGTTATGAGACTTGCATCGAGAGTATCTGACTTGCGAAGTCTCGGTTATCCGATTGCAAGCCGTATGGAAACCGTAAATAACCGCTACGGAGAGAAATGCAGCATTAAGCGGTATTACATGAAGAAGGAGAAGCAGGATGGCTGATATCAAGTGGATTAAAATGTCTACCGGACTTCCGGGTAATAAGAAGCTGACACAAATACGGACATTGCCTGACGGTGACAAGATTGCTTTGATGTGGGTATTCCTTCTCTGCCTTGCCGGTGAGGTAAACGAGCAAGGATTGATATATCTCACTCCGGAAGTACCGTACACGGAAGAAATGCTTGCAGAAGAGTTTCGGATGGATATTAACGTGATAAGACTTGGGTTAGCAACATTTCAAAGATACGGAATGATTGAGATTGTCGATGATATCATTTGTCTTTCTTCGTGGGAAAAGTGGCAGGCTGCAGACAAGATGGAAACAATTCGGGAGCAGACAAGAAAGCGTGTTGCAAAGCACCGAGAAAAGCAGAAGCAGATAGCGTGTAACGCATCAAGTAACGCAAATGTAACGCAATGTAACGCAACAGAACAAGAACTAGAACTAGATTTAGAACTAGAGAATAAAAAAAATAGTGCAAAGCAGCCTTCAAAAAATGAGATTGATTTGTTTTTTGAAAGTGTATGGGAGCTGTACCCAAACAAAAAAGGCAAGGGGCAAGTTTCCGATGCAAAGAAAAAGACGCTGTTTTCTGTTGGCTTTGATGAACTGAAAAGAGCAGTCGAGCGGTATTTGAAAGACCTTGAAAAAGATAAGTCATGGAGAAAACCGCAGAACGGCAGTACGTTCTTTAATTCCGGATATATTGATTATTTGGATAAGAACTATACACAAGGGCGGCAGGACACAAGTTCAGCAAATCTGCAGTCTGATATGACCGATTTGGATGATTTGTTTTGAGGAGTGAGGAAGAATGATTGACAGCGTGTTGAATGAATTAAGCGCAAGCGTACCGATACCGGACAAGGAATATCTCGGAAAAGACGGATTGCTGCACTGCTTGAAGTGTTGCAAAGCCACGGAGACGGTTCTTCCGCATCCATTCACCGGAAAGTTGAGGAAACTGCGATGCAAATGCAATTGCAAGTCAGAGCAGGACTTATTCAATGAGCGGCAACAGCAGGAAGAAATTGACCGCAAAAGAAGTGTGTGTTTTGAGGAATCCAATATGTCAACATGGACATTTGCAAACGATGACCGGAAGAATCCGGAGTTGTCCGATGCCATGAAGAACTATGCCGACAACTTCCCGGAGTTCAAAAAGGACGGAAGGGGATTGCTGCTATACGGCAGTGTAGGAACCGGCAAAACGTACCTTGCGGCGTGTGTGGCGAATGCACTTGTAGACCAAGATAGAAGAATCCTCATGACGAATTTGCCACGGCTTACGAATAAGCTGCAGGGAATGTTTGAAGGCAAGCAGAAGTATATTGACAGTCTGAACACTTACGAACTGCTGATAATTGATGATTTGGGCGTAGAGCGTAGAACGGACTATATGCAAGAAACGGTATTCAACATCATTGATGCCCGATACCGGTCCGGGCTTCCGTTTATCATTACAACCAATCTGACCGCCGAGGAAATCAAGAAGCCGCAGAATGTAGAGTATGCGAGAATTTATGACCGCATCCTTGAACGGTGCTTCCCTATTGAAATGAACGGGGCAAGCAGGCGAAGGGAGAGCGTTAAGAACACATTTGCCGAGGTAAAAGAAAAACTCGGATTGTAGAAAGGGAGAAACGGCATGAAAACATATGCAGATTATCAAAATAGTGCCGGGTACGCTGATCCGACAGCGTATTCGGCAATCAATAACATCATGAAGGAGCCGGAATATAAACGTGGTGATGTTGTATTTGTTTGTGACTATAGGCACACAACCGGGAGTGAACAAGATGCAGTTTGTCCGGCGGTTATTGTGTCAAATGACAAGGGGAATCTTCATGCACCGGTAGTTGAAGTTGTATTTCTGACCGGTCAGAAGAAAAAGCCACTTCCGACACATACAACTATTTTGTGTAAGATTCCGTCAACGGCATTGTGCGAGCAGATAACCACGATTTCAAAAGAGCGTATCACCGAATACATACGGACCTGCACTGACAAGGAATTGCAGGCAATTGACCGGTGTATAAAGATATCACTCGGACTCACTGAGGAAGCGGTTGTTGAAGATTATATCCGGGAAAAGCTCACGGAATATGAGCAGTTGGAAGAAAAGGGATTGATTGTTGCCATCGAGTGTAATTGCAATGATTGTAAGCACTGGAAGGACGGTTATTCGGGATGCAGTGAAAATGTAAAGGTGTGCGAGTTTGGAAACTATTACACCGGAGCAAAGGGATTCTGTTATTTCGCAGAGAGAAAGGAAGGTCACTGACATGAAAGCGGAAGTATTTTTGGAACAGCTTAATAAACTCAACAAGCTGATCGAGAACAAAATAATTGAGCGGCAACAGTGGAAGTCAATTGCAATGGGAACCGGACAGGGAACGGACAGTGAGCGTGTACAATCTTCCGGGAGTCCTCAGAAGATGGCAGATGCTATTGCACGGTACGTTGATATCGAAAAAGAGATTGACGCTGCGATTGATAAGTATATCGACAAGCGGAATCACATTATCAGCGTAATTGAGCAGCTTCCGGTGACGGAATATGACATCTTGCACAAAATATATGTGCAGAATATTCCGCTTGACGATGTGGCGGTTGCGTTCGACAAGTCAAAATCATGGGTGAGACAAAAGAAAGTCGGAGCATTAAATGCGGTTCAGGATATTCTTGATTCCGGGAAGGAGTAAATCATGTGTTTATATTTGAAAGTTACAAAAGACAAGTACGAACTTCCGCTTGCGGTTGCTGACACACCGACAGAGCTTGCACGGATCACCGGTGACAATTTAGGAACTATCAATTCAACACTGAGCAGAGCAAAGACCGGGAACAATCCAAAATACAAGTATAAGTACCGCAAATATGTAAAGGTTGAGATTGATTGAAGGGAGTAAACAGCATGAACGAAGATGAAAGATTGATTGAATTATGGAGAGAGAGCAAGTCAAGGCAAGCAGACTTTTCGTTGCATGACTTTTTGCAGTATTGCCACGAATGGGAAGCAGCTTGTGAGCAGTTTAGAAGATTGGCAGGAAGGGAGTAAGGGATGGAGAGATTAACGAAAAGAGATGGCGAAGATAATAAAAATGCATTCTGCCCGTCAGATGTAAAGTGTTGTGGTCGGTGCAGTGTATGCGACCATATGGATAAAATGATGGAGAAACTTGCCGATTACGAGGACGCAGAAGAAAACGGAATGCTGATACATCTTCCGTGCCGTGTGGGTGATACGGTGTATGGATTATATTGGGATGATGATTATTGTGCTTCTGTTAAAGAGTATAAATTTACTTTAACGTTTTATGAGCATTGCAAGGACCGTTTCGGGGAAACGCTATTCTTCACAAGAGAAGCCGCAGAGCAGGCATTAAAGCAGATGGGAGAGTGATTGTATGGTAATACTGATGCTGATAAAACTATTTATTCTGCTTTTTTGGATATGCGACATTTTGAATATGCCGTTTATGGAAATGTTTGACACGACATATCCGCTGAATACATGGTTTTGGATTTTGGTATTTGTTTTTGGTGGCGGTGTTTCAATCGAGTATAAAAGAGATTAGCAGATGGGAGAGTGAGAGCATGGATAAAGTAAATACACATATCGTAATTAAAAGAGAGGACGCATTAAAGTATCTGACAGAAGTTGAATATCAGACTTTAGAAGAATTACAAAACACTATTATCAGAGGTAGAGCGAAAGATAAAAAAAGACCTATTAACCGGTATTATGTATGCAATACAGATGAACCATATGCAGAAATGGTAAGAGGTGTAATTGTCGGTGGAGAATATGCAAAGGAGAATGAGCATGACGGAGAGTGAAGCAATTAAGAAAATCAGAAAGCAGATATGCAACGAAAAAGGTGTACAGAGATATTGCACGGATAATTGCATGTACGGAACAGAGCATTGTGCGTACAGCGTAGCAATCCAAGCACTTGAAGAAGTCCAAGCATACCGAGCAATCGGCACAATTGAGCGTTTCCGTGAGCTGACCGAGAAAGCAGAGCCGAAGCGGGTTGATGATAACTATTGTTGCCCGGTCTGCCATACCTACGCAAAGGACGATGAAGGTGTTGCAGGGGAGTATTGCCCGAATTGCGGTCAGCGTTTGGACTGGGAATGAAAGGAGCAGAGATGGCAGAGGTAAAATTTGAACAGTGGAAGTACAAAGCGGAGAATGCGAAAAGCTGTCCTTATTGCGGAAGCAACAGCGTTAGTGTAACACACAAACAAAGAAGGTTTATCGGATATAACGGTATTGGATTTAAGAAAATAACAATGCAAGCATATTGCATCTGCAACAAGTGTCACGCAAAAGGCAAGCCGATAAAATATATAGGGTATGAAGCAAGTCACAGCTTTTACGATAGTGAACATTTGCCTTTGTATTCGTGCGGAGATAAAGCAATTGAAGCATGGAACAACCGAGCAACCGAAGCAGAACTCCGGGCGAACGTGATTGATGAATTTGCGGAAGCAATGAAGAAAATATGTGCCGAGCGTCCACTTGGAACTGACCGTGAAAAATGGATACCGCTATACGTTCATGAAGATGGCACATGGCACAGTCTGATTGATGATGTAGTGGCGCAGATGAAGGGAGAGAAGGAATGAGTAAGGCAATATTAGTTATGAATATGCCGAGTGGTTGTATCAATTGTAAGCTATACGATTATCCACCTTCAAGGTGTTTTGTAAACGGTAGGTTTCAGAACGATATAAGCGAAGATTATAAGCCAGAATGGTGTCCGTTGCAAAAACTTCCGGAGAAACAAGAAGATTTGCCGACAAACATATATCGTGACGGTTGGAACGCTTGCATAGATACAATATTGAAGGGCGGTGAGTAGATGGGAAGATTAATTGATGCAGATGCGTTATGTAAAAGACTAAGAGAAATATATGATGGATATATGCTTGATGAAGGTTGTTGTCCGATTGAGTTTGAAAGTCTTGTAGACGAACAACCAACAGCCTACGATACGGAAAAGGTTGTTGCAGAGTTGGAAGAACGAAAGGGAACATACTTTGACGGTGAGCGTTGCGAAGGCACAGTGATAAAAATAAATAAAGCAATCGAGATTGTCAGAAAGGGCGGTGCGGAATGATTATCAGAAGTCAGAACAAAAAAGAATTACACAACCTTGATAGAATTTCTAACATAAGAGTTTTTCAGTTAAACAATGGTGAAGCAATTGTTGAAGTGAATTGGCAACACTCCATCGGCAGATACTCCACCGAAGAAAAGGCAGTCAAGGTGTTGGATATAATATGTGAAAAGGCTTTTGTGCAAGCAAATGTATTTCAAATGCCACAAGATAGTGAGGTGTGATTATGCAACAATTTATAGATAAGCTGATTGACGGTATAAACGAAGAAATCAAAGAAACAGAGTATATGCATAGCTTGTACTACGATGAAAGAATTGCAAGAAAAAATGCTTTGCAAGATGTAATTGAGTTTGTCAACCAACTTGCAGAGGAATACAAGGGCGGTTGGATTCCGTGTGAGGTTAGATTGCCAAACAAAGAAGAATCAACAGATGTATATGTTACTTATATGGATAGCAGAACAAAAGAGAGATTTGTTGATGTTGAGTGCTATTTTCATGGTGTTTGGGTAAAAAGCCTAAAGTGGTATGAAAGCAGAGTTGCATGGATGCCGTTACCCGAACCGTATCAGAAAGAAGGTGAGTAGATATGAAAGAATTTATTGAACAGTTGATTGCACATCTCAAGACACAAAAAGGTTGGTGCAGTAGTAGAACGTGCGAAGCTGTGACTGACGAGATTCGGAAGTTTACCGAGGAATACAAGCCACGGACGAATGCAGACAGAATCCGCAGTATGGATGATGCGGAATTGGCAAGGATATTGAGGGAACTTGATTGTAGACATTGTTCGTTTGCAAAAGATTGTTGCATTGGTAAATCATGCAGAGACGGAGCGCTTGAATGGTTACAGTCCGAAGCAAAGGAATGATAAAAAGTGTTACAAATTGCAACTGTTGTGACTTTTCTGTGCAAAGTTGTTACAAAATGCAAAAAGTTGTATATCACAAAAGGAACGTATTGTGTTATAATACAGATGATGAAGTATGTAAAACCGCCGGGCAGTGATGCTTTGGCGGTTTTTTATTGTGCAAATTTACGGAAAGGCGGTGAACGGAATGGCTGATAAGTTATCGAGAAAAGAGCAGACGATTGTCAACTACAAGGCAAACGGTGGCAATATGAAAAAGGCAATGATTGATGCAGGCTATTCCGAGACATACGCCGATAGAAATTCAAAATATTTATTGGGTATTATTGGGGAACAGATAAAATCGGAACAAGAAGAGATAAAAGCCGAGGGGATAAAGACGGTTGCAGAGATTCAGCAATGGTGGTCAGCAAAGATGGATGATCCGAAGGTTGCTGATAAAGATAAAATCCGATGCAGCGAGAATCTTGCGAGGTCGCAGGGCGGTTTTGTTGACAATGTGCAGTTGAATGGGCAGTTGAACAACAATCCGTATTCAGGACTCACAACGGAAGAATTAAAGAAGCTGATAGAAGATGATTGATGAACGAATCAAAACCGGCGCAAGGATAGAACTCGCACGAAGGGATTTTTGGTATTACTGCAATCTGAAAGCACCGGACTTTTACAAGCCGGATAGAAAGTATCTTGTAGATCAGTGCAATGAGATGCAGGATTTTATTGAATCCGATGATGATGTTCTCGTTATAAACGAACCGCCACGGCACGGAAAATCAAGGACCGGGCAAAGCCTTGTTGAATGGGTTCTCGGTAAGGACAAGACACAAAAGGTTATGACAGGTTCCTACAATGAAACACTGTCAACCACTTTTGCGAAGGGTGTGCGAAATACCATTCAAGAGGTAAAAGCGGACGAAAAGAGAATTGTATACTCTGACATATTCCCGGACACACGGATAAAGCGTGGTGACGGTTCCATGAACTTATGGAGCCTTGAAGGTGGATATAACAACTATCTTGCTACATCACCGACCGGAACAGCAACCGGTTTCGGTGCAACGCTGATTATCATTGATGACTTGATAAAGAACTCGCTTGAAGCCAACAATGCGAATGTAAAAGAGCAGCATTGGTCGTGGTTCACAGATACGATGCTGTCACGATTGGAAGAGGGCGGCAAAATCATAATCATCATGACACGATGGGCAACGGATGACCTTGCCGGCAAGGCGTTGGAACATTTCGCATCCATCGGAATGAAAGTGCGTCACATCAACATGAAAGCCGTTCAGGACGATGGCACGATGTTGTGTGAGGAAATATTGTCGTACAAGTCGGCTATGCAGAAAAAGAAAACAATGGGAGCCGACATTTTCAGTGCCAACTATCAGCAGGAATGTATTGATATAAAAGGCCGTCTGTATAGTAGCTTCAAAACGTACAGAGGGGAATTGCCATTGTTCAAAAGTATCAAGAACTACACCGATACTGCGGATGAGGGTGACGATTACCTCTGCAGCATTGTGTATGGACAGACATTTGCGGATGAAGCGTATGTGCTTGATATTATTTACACGAAGGAATCAATGGAGATTACCGAGCCTGCTGTTGCAAAACAGTTATTTGATTTCAAAGTGAATGACGCTGACATCGAATCAAACAACGGCGGTAGAGGATTTGCCCGGAGCGTTGAGCGTATCTTACGAGACACGCATCACAGTAACCGGACAATTGTAAGACCATTCACGCAACACAAGAATAAAAAGGCGAGAATCATATCAAATGCAACGTGGGTTATGAATCATGTGTATTATCCGGAAGATTGGAGAAATCGTTTCCCGGAATACGCTGAATCAATGGAGAAATACCAACGTGAAGGAAAGAACGCACACGATGATGCGCAAGATGCTACGACCGGCATTGCGGAGAAGATAGGTCAAGGAAGTGCGTACAGTTTTGATTAAGGAGAAAACGATGGGTGATATATTTGCATTAGCAATGATGATTCCGTTGGGAATCCTCATATATATGCAAGGAAGCATAATTGAACGTGCAACTACCAAAAGAGAGGTAGCACGTTATTTTTTTAGCGTTATAACGTGTGCGCTTGCTGCTGTTGTATGTTTCTTGTATGTAATAAAGTAATACGGCGTGTGGATGAATCTTTCATCTTCGCATAATACAAAAGCTGACTGCGGCAAAAGCCGCAATGCCGATGTGGCGCAATGGGTAGCGCATCTGATTTGTAATCAGCAGGCTTATCGGTTCGAGTCCGATCATCGGCTTATTAGTAAATTATAAGGGGTGAAAATCTTGGGAGTATTTAATTTCTTGGCGAATGCCGCAAGAAAACTGAATAGCATCGTTACATCGAATGTCGTAAAAGCAACGGATGATCTGACCGAACTTGAAAAGGACATTGTTGCGTGGAAAATGTCACCGGAACGTGCAGAACAGATTAAGGGTTCGCTGTACTACGAAGGGCATCACGATATTTTGTATAAGAAGCGCACGGCAATCGGCAAGGGCGGTAAAGAGGTCGAGTTAACGAATCTTCCGAACCGCAAGGATATTGATAATCAGTACGCTATTGCTGTTGATAAGAAAGCAAACTATTTCTTAGGCAAGCCGATGGCGGTTAAGACCGATAATGAGGAATACAGTGAACTTCTGAAAGCTATCTTTGACATGAAGATGCAGAGACGGTTGAAAAACACGGTTAAAAAGTCCTTTAACAACGGTATTGCGTGGGTGTTCCCGTATTACGATGAAAACAGCAATTTGAAATTCAAGATATTCTCAGGATATGAGATAAAGCCATATTGGAATGATGATGAACACACGGATCTGTATAAGGCCGTTCGTTTATATCCGGTTGAAACGATTGTGAAAGGTCAGCGAGAAGTTGTTGAAAAGGTCGAGGTTTACAAGCCTGATGGCGTATATCGTTACATTCTCGGCAGTAACGACAAACTGACAGCAGACACGGAAGCAGGCGAGTATGAAAGTTATATCAGCCTTAACGGTATGCCGTACAATTGGGATAGAATACCGTTGATTGCATTTAAGTACAATGACAGCGAGATTCCACTGATCCGTAAGGCGAAATCACTGCAGGATGCTATCAACGAGTTAATGAGTATGTTCCACAATCATATGCTCGAAGATAACCGGAACACGATTCTTGTTATCGAGAACTTTGACGGGCAGGACTTGGGCGAGTTCAGACAGAATCTTGCCGAGTACGGTGCTGTTAAGGTCCGTACCGGTGAGGGAGCAAAAGGCGGTGTATCTACACTGTCAATAGAAGTCAATGCAGGCAACTATCAGCTGATTCTCCAATTACTGAAAAACGCATTGATTGAGAACACGAAAAGCTATGACGGAAAGATGCTCAATTCCGGTACACCGAATCAGATGAATTTGTTGAGTATGTATGAAGATGTCGACATCGATACAAATGAACTTGAATCCGAGTATCAGGCAGCACTTGAAGAGTTACTTTTCTTCATAAACACTCATTTGTCGCTGACGGGCAAGGGTGACTTTTTCGAGGAAAAGGTCGAGTTTATATTCAATCGTGATTTACTTATGAATGAGAGTGAGATTCTTAACACTCTCATAAGCGCAGGCGTTAAGATATCCAATCGGACGCTGCTTAGTCAGGTTCCGTTCATTGATGATGTGGACGCAGAACTTGAACAGATCAAAAAAGAATCTGAGGAAAACATGGAAATGTATCAGAACGCATTTCCGCAGGAGCAGGAGTCGGACGATAATGCAGATGGTGAGCAAAACGAAGATTAAGAGATTCAGAATCATGAGAGTGGAATTGAATGCTGAAATTGTCATGCCGATTTTAGGCCGTCTGCTCTTTATCTTTATTGTTCCTACGCTGATAAAGGTAGTGAAGGTTGATTTGAGAGTGTACGGAATACAGAAGAACGCATATGTCCTTTGTATTCCGAAAATCAAGTTTTGTAAGGGTGTAAGTAATGAGAAATAGAGAGTATTGGACGAAGCGTTTTGAACAGCTTGAAGATGCACAACTGAATAAAGGCGCAGCGTACTTCTCCGAACTCGAAAACCATTACACAAGGGCAGCACGTGAGGTACAGAAGGAAATAAATCAATGGTACGCACGATTCGCTGTCAATAATGAGATTACGCTGCAGGAAGCACGGAAGATACTTCGAGCGGATGAACTGAAAGAGTTCAAGTGGAGCGTAAAGGAATATATCAAGCACGGTGAGGAAAACAACATATCCGGGCAATGGGCAAAACAGCTTGAAAATGCTTCGGCACGTTGGCACATCACTCGGCTTGATGCTTTGAAACTGCAAATGCAGAATCACATTGAAATGCTTTACGGCTATGAGCAGGACAGTGTTACACGGCTCATGGAGCAGATATATTCCGATGGGTATTATCATACGGCGTTTGAACTGCAGAAAGGGTTCAACATCGGTTATGATCTGATGAAACTTGACACACGGCAGATTGAAAAGGTTATATCAAAGCCGTGGGCGGCAGACGGTAGCAATTTCAGTTCCCGGATATGGAAGCAAAAGACACAGCTTGTCAGTGAACTCCATACGGAACTGACTCAGGCCATTATCAGAGGTCAGAATCCCGGAAAGATAACGGATTATATTGCGCATCGGTTCGGTGTAAGCAATGGGAGAGCCGGTGCTTTAGTAATGACCGAAGCGGCATTTTTCGCATCTGCATCCACAAAGGATTGCTTCAACGATTTGGGCGTTAAACTGTATGAAATATGCGCTACGCTTGATAAGATTACTTCCGAAAAGTGCAGAGGACTTGACGGCCATGTGTTCAAAATGAGCGAGTATGAAGTTGGCGTAACGGCTCCACCTTTCCATCCGTGGTGCAGAACGACAACCGTTCCGTACTTCGATGATGAATTTGAACTCGACACAAAGCGAGCGGCACGGGGCGAAGATGGGAAAACGTATTACGTGCCTGCCGACATGAAATATCCGGAATGGAAAAAGGCTTTTGTTGATGGTGGAAGCAAAAAGGATCTGAAACTTGCAAAAGATGAACCGACATTTATGCAAAAGAAAGAAACCATCTATAACAACGAGCAGCAGATAGATAAGTTATTCAACCAAAAGAAAGAAGAAGAACTGAAAATGCTGACAAGTTCTTCTCTCTCTGATATGGAAGCCGCTCAGAAAAACGCACAGAGCATCAGCAAGAAAATTGATGAATTAAAAGCGGAAAATGATAGACTGCAGCAAAGTCTTGGAGTACCGACAAATGCAAAAGAACGGTTCCACAGTCAATCCCTTGATTACGAAACACTTCCGCATGATGTCCGGGAAGATGAGTTGTCGGCCGTAGGTGCTTGGACAAGAACAGATTACACATTCATCAATGATTATTTGCGCAACGGAAACAAGGGCGTAAGACCGGAATCCATTGAAAATGCAAACACATTGCAGAAGATGATCGACCGGAACATCGTACAAGAACCATTCACGGTAAAGCGTGGTACTGATTTCAACGCAATGAATCATCTATTTGGTAGTGACAATTGGACGAAAAAGGAGTACAATGTAGCCGGAAAGGTGATTGTCGACAAAGGATTTGTGGCAACAACACCTGATTTGCACGGTGGATTCGGTGGCGGCATCCAAATGTATATTGATGTTCCAAAAGGGGCGAAGGGCGTATATTTGGGTGATTTATCGGCCGCACCTGATGAGAAAGAATTTCTTTTGCAATGTGGTACACGGTTCGCTGTTGAAAAGATTGAATCGTATGCCGATAAGTTTGGTGACCTGCAGTATGATGTTTTCATGAGGGTGATTGTAGATGAATGAAAAATTTGAATCCAAAAAGGGCGAAATGCAGTTGATTGATAATGATGATTTGGATTGTAAAGGGTGTATCTATGTGCATAGTGATAGCACCACGGATTGTGTCATATATCAAAACGGCAAACCCGGTAAAATATTATGCGGTGGGAAATGTGAACACAAAAAAATGGAGCAGTAAAGCACTTTAACAGAGGTTAAGGTGCTTTTTTCATGCAAAAACTGAATAAATGAGGATTTAAGGGCATTTTTTACGGAAGATTCGCAGAAATGTCCTTTTATTATGCAAAAAAACGGAAAACAGCGGATTTGTGGACTACATAAAGTCCGTATGTGGGATTTACAGATTCCATATGTGGAGTTGTTGTATACCACAAAGAAGGGAGAGCGTATGTGGAAATGGTTGAAACGATTATTTTACCGGTATTTTGATTACAGAATCACCGGTCATTATTTCACACATGACAAAAGCGGTTATTTAGTGAAGAAGTACAACAGACAGTATTATCTGCGTAAGAGATAGCAGATTGTAACCAATGTAGGCATTATGAATCGTACTGATTCAGAGACGAACGAGCGAGGGAAGTGAAACAATGAAAACAACAACGAATTTCGGCTTGAAGAAGCCTGATGAAAATGATTTTTACAATGTTACAGACCAAAACGACAATATGGATGTGATTGACCGTGTCATGCAGGAGTACAAAGACGGAACGCAGACGGTAGGTAATGCGGAGAATTTAGGTGGTAAGCCTGCAGACTATTATGTGACGGGCGATCATAAGCATAGCGTGTCTGACATTGAAGATTTTCCGTCCACCATGCCGCCGAGTAATCACACGCACAGTGCATCAGATGTGGGACTGGGAAATGTACCAAATGTGAGTACAAACAATCAAACGCCGACTTACACGGTGGCAGGTTCCAATGCAGAACTAACATCCGGTGAAAAGTTGAGTGTTGCATTCGGTAAGATTGCAAAGGCTATCAAGAGTTTAATAGCGCATCTTGCAGACACCACAAGTCATGTTACATCCACGGAGCGAAGCACTTGGAACGGTAAAGCGAATGCGTCACACGGCAATCATGTACCCACTACGCAGACAGCGAGCAACAAGGTTTTCCTGCGTAATGATAACACTTGGCAGACTGTAACTCCTGCGAATATTGGAGCGGCGGCATCCTCACACAATCAATCTGCTTCTACCATCACCGCCGGTACGTTCAAGGGTGATGTAGCTGCTCCGGCAAGTACGGCTTTCTCTACAGCTCATATGACTAATCATGTTATTGTTGATACGAAACCTACGGTAGGAGATGCATCTACGTTTCCTATTGGAACTTATATTCATGTAAAGAAATAGAGGTGAGTTTATGTTTCTTGTAGGTAATGATAAGAAGGTAGTAGAAGTTGAAAATGCTAAGTTTTACGTTGACGAAAATAGCAAGATTGCTGAACTTCTTCCTTGTACGTTTTACGTTGATGCAAATGGTAAGATTGCAGAACTGCTCTGTGATGACACCTATTTAATGTTCACATCAATGGCTTCTAGTGATGATTATACTCTTAGAAATATGTATAAGACTTTTGATGGTGTTAATTGGGAAGTAACGCCTTGTAGTCAATGGATAACCTCAACAGGCTCAGAAGCTTTGATTTATGGTGATGGTAAAATTCTCATGTATGACCACGCAAATGATGGTACGGACTACTGTTATTTATCAGAAGATGATGGTGAAACATGGACGAAATACAGTATCGGGCAAGATGTTTCTAGGATAACCTATTACAATGGTTATTTCTTTGCATCAGGAAGAACAAAATACAAAGCATATTCTACAGATGGTAAGACTTGGACTACGTTCAGTTCTAATAATTACGCTACCTTTTGGTTAGATGGTGCTTATAACAAGTGGTTCTCTTTACAGAAAAACAGTAGTTCCTCAACAACTTCATATTTGCAAGCATTTTCTCTTCCGAATACTACGAATATAGCAAATGCTTTGGCAGGTACTGGTGATACTTCGTCAAATGGTACTATGATATACGGAAACGGGTATCTAGTTACTTGTGTCATGAGCGCATCTTCTGATTTTCGTTATTGGGTGGATAACGGAGAAAACGGCGGTTCTCTAACGAAAATAATTACTGCATCTAATTTTAAGTCTTACAATGTAGTATACGGAAATGGCAATTTTATTGTTTATGGTAACACAGGTTATTATAAGTCAACTGATGGTACGCCACTTACTCTGACAACTTTGACTTCTAAAACATGGGCGAGTGTTGATGTTGTGACAGGGGCAATGTTCTTCAAAGATAGGTTTGTATCATTAGATTTAGGTTCGGGTACTGCTAATATGAAATTACAGTATTCTACAGATGGTATAACTTGGACAAAGACAAATACTGGAATTTTGGTTTCAAGTAACTATTCTTTACCACTTAAACATGCAGCAACAATGAATAAAGATGGTAGATATGACCACGAAATATAGGAGGAGATTATGAAAATATTAGTAACAAGCAACAATGAAATTTTTGATTCTGCAAGTTCCATTAGTTTTGGTGCATGGGAGGAAAGAGATGTACTGAATGGAGTTATTGTCCACAAGTGGAAACTTGAAGATGAAACAGGTAATACCCTATCTTATGTTATTGATGAAAACCAAAATTCTATTACAGGAGCAGAAGAACCTATTTGTACTGTGGTAGATGTTGAAGTTCTTCCAGCGGATTTTGTGCATGGAAAATACCTCTATCTCGACGGTGAGGTTGTTGTAAATCCTGAATGGACTGAACCACCGAAGTCCGATGCGGAAAGAATCGCTGAATTGGAAGCACAGATTGATTCAATGGCAAATGCAATTGTAGAGGGGGTGAATGAGGTATGACAAATGCAGAACTTGTATATGAAACACTGAAACGAACAGGACGATTGATTGCGCAAACGTTGCAGGAGAAAGCGGACACCATGAGCGGCACAGAGCTGAATGCGGAAGCAGGCTATATTCCCGATTTTGCAAAGGCGGTTGAAAAGATGAACATGCTTGACCGTCCGATTGGATTTGTATGTAAGTCCACAGCCGGACGAGTTGTGAAGCTGTTGCAGAAGTATGACAGCACGGTATTCACGGCAGAACCGGAAGAACTTCCGGCACAGTGGGGATTTGTTTGGAGTAAAAACCCGGAACACGCTTTACCGTTCGTTGCTATTTCCACAAGTCCTTACATGAAGGGCGAGTGTTGCACCGATAACGGAATTGTGTACCGTTCCACCATCGACAACAACACATGGAAACCGAGTGACTATCCGCAGGGATGGGAAGCGGTAACAGAGTAAATACGGACATTACAGAGGGGATGGCAATGGATATAGTAATTGATACGGCAACTCTTATATGGGCGTTCTTGTTGGCGTTGGGAGTTCCGACAGCTATCACAAGTTTCTTCCTTTGGCGGCTCAAACGCAAGATTGAGAAGCAGGAGAGCGAACGGGACAAGAAAGAAGCGGCAAGACGGCAGAATGAGATTATCGTCATTGAAAATGTCATGGCGGCAATTGCATTAAGTGAAGCAACAGCAAAGGCGGTACAACGGATTCCTGATGCACAGTGCAACGGGGATATGCACGCCGCACTTGAATATGCAACACAGATCAAACACAAGCACCGTGAGTTCATCACGAAGCACGGTATAGAAGCACTTTATTAACGGACTTTTTGAAGTCCTTTTTTATTTCTCTGATATAAAGCGTCCTTCCGGGGGCGTTTTTTATATTTCGTCACTTTGGTATTTCGGACGGTAACTGCAAAGACGAAAATTCGTGGACTGAACCACGTAAAACAATGTTTTTGAAGAAAGAGAGGAAAAGAACAATGAAGAAAGAAGATTTTACGGCGGCAGGAGTAACAGAGGAACTTGCACAGAAACTTGCGGATATGTCCGCAGAGGAACTGAAGGGCTATGTTCCGAAAGAGCGTTTTAACGAAGTGAATGAAGCGAAGAAGAATGCGGAAGCACTTGTGAAAGAGCGTGACGGACAGATTGAAACGTTGAAAGCATCTTCCGGTGACAATGAAGCGTTGAAAAAGCAGATTGAAGATTTGCAGGCAGCCAATAAAGCAGCTGCAGAGAAGTACGATGCGGATCTGAAACAGCTTCGGCTTGATAATGCTGTTGATAATGCTATCGCAGCGGCACATGGAAAGAATGCAAAGGCCATCAAAGCACTGCTCAAACTTGAAAACGTGGAAGTCCTTGAAGATGGCACAACAAAGGGCCTGACAGAACAGATTGAAGCACTCACAAAGGCAGAGGATTCGAGTATGCTGTTCGGTTCATCCACGCCGAATGTAAAAGGCATGGTTCCGGGCAAAGGGAAGGACAATCCGGGAAGCGGTGTTGATACTTCCAAAATGACATATTCCGAACTTGCGGCATATATGGCTGCAAATCCGGATGCAAAAATTGATTAAAAAACAAGAAAGGTAAAAGGTGATTATTATGGCAAGATTTGATTCTAAGACATTCAATCCGCAGGCGTTTGGCGCATACGTTAAGCGTATTCCGAACGTAAAGAAAAACGAACTCGCAAAGTCCGGTGCAGTTGGCTCCAATGAGCAGGCACGTGCAGCGCTTTCTAGTCAGACCGGTTCTCTGTATGCAAGAGTGCCGTACTTCGGCAGAATCTCCGGTTCTACTTCTCAGAACAACAACGGCGGTACTGACATCGTAGCAAGCACGACAACCACTTTCGATCAGGGCTTTGTTACTGCATCCCGTATGGACGGATGGACCGAAAGAAGTTTCGCAAAGAACATCACTGCAGGCGTTGACTTCATGGACAACGTTGCAGCACAGATCGCAGACTACAAGCAGGAAGTAAAGCAGACTATTCTGCTTGCTATCTTGAAGGGTGTATTCTCCATGAAAACAACCGGTAGCACTGCAGGTGAGAAGGCAAACAAGACCTTCATCGACAAGCACACTTACGACATCACCGGTGAAGCTGATGGCGGCTTAGTTGGTGCAGCTACTCTCAACAAGGCAATTCAGAAGGCGTGTGGTGACAATAAGGCAATCTTCAAACTTGTTGTTATGCACTCCGAGGTTGCAACCAATCTCGAAAACTTGAAGCTGTTGAAGTACCTCACTTACACCGATGCAGACGGCATTACCCGTGATCTTGCAATTGGTACTTGGAACGGCAGAACCGTCCTGATTGACGATGAAATGCCGACCGAGGTAGTTGCTGAGAGCGCAAGCGGTGCAGGTGACGGCTACACCAAGTACACCACTTATGTACTCGGTGAGGGTGCAATCATCCTTGATGATATCGGTGATGCAGTACCATATGAAATGAGCCGTGATGCAAAGACGAACGGCGGTCAGGACACTCTGTATGTGCGTGATCGTTTCATCTGTGGTGTTGACGGTATTTCCTTCGAGAAGCCGGCAAGCATTACCGAATCTGCTTCCAACGCTGACCTTGCAACCGGTACTAACTGGGTTGTAATCAATGACGGCAAGGAAGCAATTCCGGACAAGGCTATTGCAATCGCACAGATTGTTTCCCGCGGTTAATGAATGAAGTGAAGGGAGCCGTTCTTTTGGGCGGCTCCTTTTAATGAGGTGAAAAACATGAGCATTACTATCGAAGATATTACATCCCGGCTTGAAACGTTCGGGTATAAATTCAACGAAGCATCCGACACATTTGCACTGAACTTTGCAAAGGACAAGGCAGAGACGCACATCAAAAACGT